ATGTCAAAGATTTTATAATCAGCACTTAGATTATATTTAACCCTGTTGTTTAATATTGTATTTAATTCTTCAACAGCCACGTTATAATTCTTACCTTGTGCGATAGTATTTTTAAGAGAAGCAGCCACTGTTCTAAAATCAACTCCATTACTAATTAATTCGTCTACATTTTGTTTATTGACTCCTAGTTCATCCATAGATTTTCTAAAGGCTTTTAATGATTTATCAGAAAAACCTTTAAATAATATTCTACCTTTACTTACTACATCATCAGTTGCTAACAAAAAGTTAGAAAACAATTCTGATAATTGAATAGGATTTTGTATAGCCTCAGATGCTTTGGTGCTATTTCTAGATATTTTCTTTAATGCATCATCAAAACTTTTAGCAGCATCGTCTGCTGTAATTTTAACTGCACTCTTCTTACCTTCTAGTTTTTGTATACCATCAAATAATTCTTGAGCCTTGTCACTTCTCGATCTAAACGGTTTACCTACATATTTATCAATCCATCTCTCTATCTGTGAGTTGCTAAACGCTAGATCTTTACCTTTTGTTGCAAGTAATTTGGCTGTCTTTGCTGTGCCGTAAACAAAAGGCACAATAGGAAAAGCTAGCTCTGCACTAAATTTAAATTTATTATTTAACTGTCTAAATGCATCTTCGTTAGCTGATTCTTTCTGTTCTCTATCTAAACCCGTGCCTAAAAACTCTAATGCGTTTATATCTCCAAACGTACCTATGTCTTCTGATTTCATGACGATAGCACCACCACCAAAACCACCACCGATTGATACAGCTACAAATTTATCAAAACGATTTGGTGCGTTAAGTTGTTTTGCTTTTTTACCAGCGGATGCTACAGAAGTTGCAGTGTCATCCAGCTTACCGTATCTGTTTGTCTTAATAGCTTTGACTAATCCAGGTGCTAATTGTCTTGCTTTTTTACTAGCATACTCAAGCGCTGGACCTAATACTTTAGTACCAACTTTAGCTGCATTAAATATCTGTAAAAATGCTTCTGTCAAATGACCAGCAGCTGTGGCTCTTGCGTCTTCTTCTGCCTGATTTTCTATTATACCAAAAATAGTTTTGTCAAAAGCTCTGTTAAATCTTTCTGTTACACTTTGATCAACATCCAGGCCATCACCTGTTGCTGCATCGTAAACTAAAGTTCCAAAATTAACTATACCTTTTGGAAACTTAATAGCTGCACTAACCACAGCTCCAGTTAATGATTGACCTAAACCTACTTCGTAATCATCCTTATCACCTAATCCGACTTTTTCAGTTGTCTTAATATCTTTGACTTCTTCGGTTTCAGTCTCCTCTGTCTCTACCGTAGATGCTTTTGCATCGCCAATAAAATTAATATCTTTTGGAATTATTCTAAAACGTTTATCGTTTGCTATGGCATCAGCAGCTAATTTACTAGCTGTTTCATCATCGTGACCTAAGTTTAAAAACTCTTCTTCTTTACGTCTTAGTTCTAAAGCCTCAGGTCCCTCGTCTTTTAAAATACGAACGTCTCTTTTACCTGCTTCGATACCTTTTAAGATTGCTTCTCTTGTTTCTTCGGAAGGGATAAGAAAATCGTACCAACTTGGTTCGGCCATGGTTTAATCCTTCGTTATATCTAGATCTACTTTAAATACGCTTTTACCTTGTCTGTAAATAAAATTACCAGTTTCTATATCGTAAAAATATGTGTTTTCAGGATATGTTCCTAAAAGTGCATTATCTGCAAGTATAGCTCCACTTTCTGAATTAAGATCACCTGTATATTCATCTGCTGATCTTAAAATATATTTATCACCACCCGGAAGCATATCAAATCTTTCATATATTTTTGGATTACTCTTTTTTAATCTTTGTTCATTATTATAAATACGTTTAGCTTGACCTTTTGTTAGAGTTTGATCACCTCTATATTTTGTAACTTCTACAATATCATTTATAGAAGTTGAAAGGGCATCTGCTGCTTTTTCTTCCTCACTTTTACCTTTTCTATAAATTTCAGTTTGATACAATTCATTTAATACTGTTTGATAATCCTTACCTGTTTCTTCTGCTATTTCTTTTGCTTTTCTAATAAATTGTGTAGCTTTATCTTTGTCTATATCTTTAAATAAATCTAATGCAATCGCTTGTCTTGTTTTCCTTTCTGCTTGTCTACTTTTAATTAAATCAGACACAGGTTCTTTTGATGCTAATAATAAATTAGGTATTAATCCACCACCACCTGTTGTACCTGCAATGTTAGGTCCAACCTGTAATAAAAATTGTGTTAAAGGGTCATCCAATCCGCTTTTTCCACCTGCTGCCATAACAGCATCAATTTCATCTTGTAAAGAAATTTTACCTGTGTCTACACCTAAATCATTAGCATTACTTTTTGCGTATTGTCCTCTTTCGACAACGTTATCCATGATACCACCACCGGTAGTACCACCTTTTCTAAACATAGGTCTTTTAAATATTCTACTCATATTAACTAAACGCTCTATATACCCCCGCTAATGTAGCTCCAGCTCCTAGTGCTGTTTGTAATGGTGAAGGCGTAGGTATATTTTGAGATTGGAACTGTGCCGGGTATCCAGCTATTAGACTCGTAACCCCTTGACCTAGTGTTTGAGCTAAGTTTAACGGTTGTTGTTGTTGTGCAAAAGCAAGTTGTTGATCAGCAGATCTAAGAGCTTGTTCTTGTGCCTGTTGTTGTGTACCTAACGCACCTAACGCAGAAATCTGTTGACCAAATAATTGTGGTGCAGCTTGAGCTAAACTCATTTGATTAGCAAATTGATTTTGAGCTAACTGTTGAGCTTGACCAAAACCTTGTTGTAATAATTGTGCCTGTAATGCTGCTCGGTTCCTGTCGCTTGCTGCTTGAAACTCTGCTCTTGCAACACCTTCTCTACCACCACCAAAAGCACCAGATTTAATTGCTTGAGCGGCTATCGCAGGTATCCCTTTTTGAGCTTGCACATCAAATTCATCTAATGTGGTTTTAATTACGTCCTGTTGAAACGGAGATAAAAATTGTTGATAAGCTTGTGGACCAGTTGTAGCCGCCGCTGTTTGTAAAAACGGTGCAAAAGATCCAAGACCACCTCTTAGCGCTTGAGCTTCTTGTGTGATAGCAGAAGTTGGGGCAACAAATTGTCTGCCCATAGTTTTGGTTAGGTCTGCTCCTTTTAAACCACCAATAGCTGACTGTAAGTCTGCTAGATATGTTTTACCTGCCGCTTCGATAAACGGTGCCGGTAATACTTGTGTTTGTTGAATTGCCATTATACTACCTTGCTCTCTAGGTTCTTCATGAGATCATACATTCTCTGAGCACCTTTATTAACACTACCACCCCCTGCAGCTCTGACTGCATCAGCGGTCATTACAAATTCGTTGTTTGATAACATCGCTGGGATATCATCTGCTTTTTCTTTTACACCAACTGGAGGTATAAATCCACCTGTTTCTCTTAAATCTAATTCTTTGACACCTTTGGAATTAATGTTTATTGGTAGGCCCTCGATGCCTGATGCCTTCTCTACTAATTCATCAGAACCAAAAGCTCTCATGACCCTACCACCATCAGCCATTTCTCCTACAGGTATTGTCTGATCATCAGCTGCTGATACCATAGCATTTATTCTTAAAGCGTATTCTTGGTCTGATTCTCCTTCGTTTTGTGGATTTAATCTTTTAAACTGCACAGTTAATTGATCTCTTACTCTTGCTTTTCTTCTACCAAATTCTTCGTCAGATTCACCTGGTTCTTGTTCCATATCAGCTAATAAACCTGTGATCGTACCACCAAGTCCAGCTATTTTTAAAGCATCCATAGCCGCTCCTTTACCAGATTTTTCACCAGTTAACTTTAAAAAACTCAAAGGATTAGCACCTTCAAAAAATGTTTTAACACCACCTTTTAAACCACCTATACCAAAAAAAGGTGCTTTACCAGCTAACATAGGTGCAAAATTTATAGCAGCTGCAGCTAGCAAAGGATTATCTTTAACACCTCTGACTATACCTTTAACAGCTTTCTTAACACCTTTAACAAGACTACCTAGACCATATTGTGCTCTACCGCCATCAGCTGCCATCATCATTGATGGTGCGCCTCTGTCTTTTTTGGAATAAGGTATGTCGATATCCAATTGATCTAGATATTCATCAAACTCCATGTCTTCCGGAATCTCTTTTATTTTTTTAAGACGTAAAAATTCTTCAAAACTTTCTGCCATTGCATCATTGTAATCATAAGAAGAAAACTTGTTCATTAGTCTCATCATCTCTTCTTGAAACTCCTCTAGCTCTTCTGGATTTAATTCTTTGTAAGGCTTGTTGAACATTCTAAATGAAAAGTCATCTCTATCTCCCTCGTTATCTCTATAGAAAGGATCATCCACTGAAGCTGTTTTAAGTCTTAAATCACCCTTTAATACAATGTCGGGTGCTCCTGCTGTAAAATCTTTTGCTTGTTTAGTATCTGTTATTGCCATAATTTTGTCTAAATTTAGTTTATAGGGCAGGCGTACTTATCCTG